TTTTGTCTGGCATAATATTCGGCATCTCGCTTTGCTTTTTCGGCGTTTGAAAACATCATCATATCCTTAAACTCCTGCTGTCCTCTCAACCTTAATTCCTTCAGTCTGTTCTCAACCCTAACCTTTGCTTCACGCATCTTCGCCAGTCTCGCTTCGTCTGGTTCTATTCTCACGGGTCGTTCGCCCCTTATCACAGTCTTCCCCTTCTCTTCCTCTGCTATGTCCTTCGTCACCTTCTCCAACGCATTTTGCGTCGTCACTCTATCCAACGCCAATTTACTTTCTTTCCAATCAATTAACTCCTGTCCTTTTAGGGTTCGGGGGTCTATTTTTGCGAACGCCTTCAACTGCCCTTTCGTCCAACCTTCATCTTCATACCCTTCCATTACACCCTCATCCTGCTTGTCAGCGACGAACTGTCGCAGTTGTCCGTATATTTCCTTCGCCCTATCTTCGGGTATAAAGATGAAAGGGTCATCGTGTAATTGCTTTAATGTGCCGTCCACATCTTCACTTTCCCCCTTTTTCAGTTGCTCCACACCAGTCCATAACTTTACCCCTGCGTCGCCGAACTCCTTAAACGAAGGTCGTAATTTTGCTGCGAAAATAGGGTTCGGCACACGGATATAATAAACCTCCTTCTCGGTCTCATCCTGTGTTTTAGCACCCCTATTCCACTTCAACACCCTTTTTCTATTATACGGTTCAACTGTCGGGTCGGTCGTATCTGCTTTCCACATCCCGCGCGGTTTCCGTATGATAATCATCGGGTTTTCCTTATCTCTCACAATACCCGCTTCCGCCTCCTCTTTTTTGATTTGCTTGATGCGTCGCTCCTTCTGGTCTGCGTCATATTTATCTTTATTGAAACTCTGGTTCCACGAATCCTCGATGTTTGTTTTCAACTGGTTCGCCGCCCTCGCCACCGGCACAACAATATTCTTCATTACCTTCTTTTGACTTTCTTCTTTACCCTCTTCTGAAATTCCGAGCAATCCTTTTTTTTGTTTACGAGGGTCAGTCTCCGCCCCATAAATCGCATCACCAATTCCATTCTGTATTGCCGTTCGGACGGGTTGTAATGCCGTTGCCACCGCCGCAACGGGCGACGGTTTCGCTTCAACTTTAGGGGCGGCGCCACCTTCATCAGCCCCCCAATTCTCCGTCGGAGCCTTAAAATCCTCCATCTGTTTCTTCCAGTCCTCTTTGCTAATAGGCGTGCTTTTCTTCCGCTCATTATGTTTCACCAGCCCCTTCTTCACATCATCCCAAAAGCCCTCCCCTTTCGCATCAAAAAATACCACCTGATTTTTCCGATTATGCTCTTCAATCGCCTTTTCCAAGTCCGTCAATTTGAAATCCGCCCCACCCATACTCTTCATATATTCGTCATATTCTGCCACAAATTGCGCCTTTGAACGAGCATCCTCCTCGTCTCTCTTTCGCTCTGCGTCTTTGTTTTCCTGTCGCATTCTTTCAAACATATCACCTATTCCCTCATTAGGCCTTAAACCGTTCCCCCCATACGCATTCTCTTCCAAATCCGCAATCACCTTATTCTTATCCAGTATAATCTTCGTGAGTTGTTTATTCGTAAACGGCTTCCCTTCCCCGACTGGCACACAATTCGGCACCTCACGCCCTTTCTTCATCTTCGTCCCTATCATCTCATACCCATCCCAGCACGGGTCATCTTCCATTTCTTCATTCTCTCCGCGTCCATATAATCCACAGCAATTATACGCCTCTTCTTCGCATCGCCCAATTCCAGAACCCCTTAATGGCGCACCAACCGCAAAATTACGTGTCTCGTCACGGCCAACAGCACCCAATCCACCAACAGAGGGCGAATAATCCAACGAGCGATTGTAGTTGCCACCAATACTATCATTTTGTATTTCTCCACGATACATTTTATACACACTTGTCTTATTTTGTTTTTATTACAAATTGTAGTCCTAAAAACAAACGAAATCTCTCGGAATCATCAACGGCAACCAAAAGAAATGCGATTGTCGCGGTCAAACGGGCGGATGGTAACGGAGGGGGCGGGGCAAAGAATCCGGCCAACCTTCACGAGAGATTGAACGACGGGCTTGATAGGGGGGCGAACGACGGGCATTTTTATTTATACTAGTTTTGTCTTTATATTATTGCCACAGTAAATTTATCGCCAACGCGTTCGCGGAGTATTTGTTCTTCCGCCAATTGCCTTTTATAGCAGTTGCGCGGGCGAGGTAATTATCTCTCCGTCCCTCGTCCTGATGCTTCGTAAAATCATCATACGCAGAATGCCCGAAATGGACGGTTTTGCCATCCGGCGTGACGACACAAAACTTTTTATCCTTCTTCTCCGAGAGATATATTTCAGCGTCATCCGACGCCTTATATTTCAACCAGTTTTTATAAACGCGTTTATTATCGCTCATTTATAATAATAGAATGGATTACTTTTAATTTTGTTACACAAAATAATCTCTCGGATTATGGATTATGAGCCGCAAGAAACGCAAACATCATCATCCAAACAAGGAATATTCTGATAATCAAACTGCTCGGTAACATCCTCAACAATAATACAAGGTTCACAATTGAGGGTGCCAACAATATTCGGTTTAATGGTATTGCGCTCCAATCTCTCGGTAATCTCTCGGGCTTTCTTATACTCATCGCTCAAAAGGACTGATAATCTCTCGTTCTCGGCAACCAGTCTCCTCACTTTATCCTGATACTCCTCTCTTATTTCCGCTTCTTGCGCGGTCAGCATCTCCGTCAGTTCACGAATGGTAATCGTCTTCGTCATTCTCTCGTTTATGTAATTATCTCTCGGCATCTTTTTATATTCTATTCATCGCCGTCTTCCCACCACTCTCTTTCAGTATCCTCCGGCTCCTCTATCGGAGCAGTCCATTTATCGTCTGGTTTATAGACCGGTTTTATTATTGCGGGAAACTGGTAATTATCTTTTTGCGGATGCTCCATTTATATATAATAACCCTATAGATTTAAGTGTGAATATGAGATATAGAAATAAGAGTAATCTAGAATAATAGTGTAGAAGTGTGTATATCTGCCAAAGTGCCTTTTTAAGGCGTCCAAACAAGCCGACCTAAAAATCAAATGGTATAGACCCCTGACCTTTACTTTACCCGCCATAGCAGACATAGCCAATTCCACACTATTTTATTGAAAGTTAGAATATAACTGACTTAAAGCGATAATGATAATTACGGTTATAACTAGTAAGTATGTATCGTATTGATGTTATTGATGGCGTGGCGACTATGGTTGCCCGCGATGCTCCCGTCGCTCCTGCTCCCGAACCTGCGCCTTTTGCCCGCTCCGAGGACACGATAGTCATTCGTCCTAATAAACCACTCAAGGTTATACCCCCTGAAGCCGAACCCGAAATTGAACTGGAAGTGGAAGAAATTGACCCCGCGTGGGGTATGACCTACGTCCCTGACGCCAGCGCAGCGGAACCGGAAGTGCCGAGTAAACCAACACGAGACCCTGCCCTAGATGTATGGAGAATAGGTGTTTTTAATGATGACGCAGAAGTCATTACTCGGTTTTATAAAGAGTGCCTTGAGACGGCCGACGACGGTGAAACGAGACTGACACAGTCCGATTTAGCGGTGTATTTTAATGAATGGAGAGAGGAAAAAGGTCTACCAGACAAACCGAAAGAGGGGGCTACTTTTAATCAGTTGCTATTTGAGTTTTTAGCACCTAGATACAAAAATAAGAACAAGAAAGTCTTTTTCGGTATTCGTATTGTATTATCCGATAAAGAACTACGACGACTGGAAGAGATAGAACGAGTGTTGCGAGAGAAACAAGAGAAAGAAGAGATGAAGGCGAGAGATGAAGCGGAGAGATTGAATCCAGAGGAACTTATGGGACATCCACCAGACACATCATCGGAAGATGAATCGTCAAAAAAGAAGAATGAATTGAAGGAAAGTTTCGTATATAACCACCTAACAATCCATAGACACCCCCTCATCAGAAAATATGGCGGAGACCTAAAAACAGGCGCAATTTATCGTCTAAAAGGAAATAAAGTGGATAAATTAGTGAGTTGCCACCTATCAAAAGGGGTCACCTTGAGTAATGGGTTTGATGAAGATGGTAAAAGAATACAGCAATATTTCGCTCCAGCGAAGTTTATAGCAGAGTGCGGAAGACTCCGTCAGGAGACGAAGTTTCATACAAAATTGAAGATAGATACGGAATGTGAAGCGTATAAAACCCGACCTCACGTGCGTTTTTATCCTATTGATTGTGTATCATACGAATATGATGGTGGACTTGATTTTACTGGCAACCTAAATCGTGACGTAAAATCAGGAAATGCGTTAGTAAGTCGTCTAAAAACCACGAAGCAAATTGACGATTACATCGCTGGCATAAAAGAGCAATACGAAGAGAAGCACCGTAAACTACAAACCGAAAACGTGAAACTGAAAGCCCTAAACGCGAAACTAGAGAAGGAGAATAAACAACTGAATACACCCCTAAACGCAGGCGCAGTTCAATTGAGGGAAGTGCTTTTAACAAAACTGGCTGATGGCTCAACCGTGCTAGAGATGCTCCATCTAGCAAATAAAGACATAACTTATGGATGTATAAAAGACGACGATGAGCGAAGCGACTCCGACGACGACGACCTTATCTTCGGTTTGCCTGAATGCGGACTGCCTGATAGAAATGAAATCATTACCAGATAAGTCTATTGATTTATTCGTTTGTGATTTGCCGTATGGTTGTTTGACTGGTGGAGGAGGAGGTTACAGGATACCAGAAGGAGGATTTACCGAAACAAGAAGAGGGAAGTGTTATTCCGGCGGAACCGACTGGGACGTAAAAATAGACCTCGTGGCGTTATGGCGAGAGATTGAGCGTCTTTGTAAAAACGACCATACCCCCGTTTTGATGTTTTGTAATGCCAAATTCGGTGTGGAACTGGTGAATTCAAAACCAGACTGGTTTCGGTATGATTTGATATGGGATAAAGAGGTGGGAGTCTCCTTTCTCTCGGCGAATAAGATGCCCCTCCGTTGCCACGAGTTAGTATACGTGTTCGCGAAGAAGTCGGCGTTTTACAAGCGGATTGATGAGTTCAAGGCGGGGATGATTGCGAGGACACGAAAAACGAGCAATCCACGAGGTGCGAATTTTCTAGCGGGGACAGTCGGTATTTCACAACCGGATAATATACAACTGGAGAATATTCGTTGCCCCTTATCCATCATCCACGACAGACTGGAAAGACACAAGAGCCATCCGACGGCGAAATCAATCACGCTTTACAAATGGCTAATCTCTCGGTATTCTAATGAGGGGGACACAGTCCTAGACCCGACGGCGGGCAGTTTTAATTCAGGACGAGCGTGTGCTGAATTAAACAGAAATTATATCGGGATTGAGAAGGACACACAATTTTTCAACGAGAATAAAATTGAAATGGAATGAATGATACGTATCATATGATACACATCATTTACGCGACGATGACGACGAGACCCGACAAGTCGTCAAAACACAAAATCTATGAACTTGAACTGAAAAGAGACGAATACACACTTTACGACGGAACCTATACACGAAAAGATGCGAAACTTTGCGGTGTTTGGTATGAAAATGGTTATGGCGAAAAACTAAAACCGAACGAGGTTCATAATCGCTGGAGTGATAAGAAAGGGGTGCCTAACTGGGTGGGAGGGTGCGACGACGATGGTATGGAGTTTATCGTGAAGTGGACTTAATCCTCAATAAACCGACGGCCGGCGCCCATTTCATTAGGGTAAGTCAGTTTCATAAACTCCTTCACAGCCCTAGCGGCGATTTCTTCGCTATCATAATATCCGAGATTATGACTGAAAGTCTCTTTAGGGTTATTATCCTTTGTTGTGACGACACAAGCGAAAAACCGTTTATCTTTTTTACTCCATCTCACCGACCAGTATTTACTGTTGTTTTTCATATTATTCGCATTTGTTCGCTGGCAACACCACCGAAGGTTCTTATAATTATTATTACATTTGTTTCGGTCAATATGGTCTATTACGGTGTTTAAGGGGTTGGTATTCGGGATGAAAACCATAGCGACGAGGCGATGGACGAGCATAGAAATAAACGAGCGTGGAACGGCGAGTCTTGCTGGACGGCCGAAACCAGAGTTCGGTCTTAATAAATTACCAGAGGAATCCATAGCCCTATGAAGCGCAAGGCAGAAGTAACCGTGTGATGGTGATACAGCCGGAGCCATAATACGGTTTTGAAGAAGGTTCAATATCTCACCACGACGATTTACGGCATAATTCCCCTTTCGGACGCCGAATCTCTCGTCAACCTCCACGAATTTCCCCATAAAGTTCTCCTCGTCAATCGCGACGGCTGGCACGACAGTATTCGGCACGCGAAAAAAGGCGTTAATATGTGCTTGAGTGATACGAGGCATTTATTATATCCTATAAAGATAATTACTCTTTATATCGTTTGTAATTATCTTTTTACCAGCAAGTCCATCCGAAACAGACGCACGTCCGTTCTCTCGGCGGCGATGACCCGCGGGGGGTGGTTGGAGTGGAGGGGGGCGTAATGCTATCCGAGTCATTATAAAGGAATTTCTCCTTTCTTTTATGTTCTCCCGAATGATAAGTCATCAGTTTACAAATGTAAAGCATATACATTATGGCGTTTTGGTTTTATTTCCTTTCGGCTGACACGTTTTCTTATAATCCAGCATTTCCGTTTCATCCTGTTCCGTCCACTTATCCACGGCGCGAAGATGCTTTTCCGATGCCAGATGACGCCGAATGATATTCGCAGTCAAATTCATTTTCCCGCCACAATCCGCGCAAACGCGATTATGGCCTCTTGAGAGACGTGACGTGAATAATGATACGAGAGGTTCAATCCAGTCGGCGTGGCGTGTATACCGTTCATCCTTATATTTCGTTCCTGCGGTGCTTATTCCATAGGGGCTTTGTTTAGGGTAGTAATCGGTCATTATATAATAAACATAAGGGTCGGTTTTATATAATAAGATGGCGGTTGAGATGAGTGAAGTTTTCTGGTCGTTCTTCATAACCTCTATGATTGGACTGTTGCTGAAAGGGGGTTCGATGCTTTACAAATCAAAGTGTAAAACGGTATCTTGTTGTTGTATAAAAGTTGAGCGAGATATAGAAGCGGAAGTTGCGGTGGATGTGGCATCCGCCGCCACGCTGCCACCCCCTAATCTAATGAGTGCTAGTGTTTGATATATATATTTTGCTGTGTGCTGACGCTGTGAGCCATCCCATCCGCAATCACCTTATTCTTTTCTTGCGCCTCTAACAGATGGTCGGTAGCAAAAATCGTCCTAATCATCGCACAGCCCACCTTTTTAGGGGCGAATACGCGATTGAGACAGCGGGTAATGGAATTGCCGATATCAAAGGGACGTCCAGAAACAAATAGGAGAAACGGGAATGTTTTGCCTTTTTTTAGGTCAATACCCATCGTAGGAAGTTCACCGTCGGTTTTGCGCGAATTAATGTAAAACCAGAAAATCTCCATCACGTCCTCGGGGATTTCGGCTTCTTGGAGGCCGAATGACTTGAAGGTCTTGAACTTTTGAAAGATGAATTTATTTTCATCCAGAATGAGATAATTCACGCCATTATCCAGAGGCTCGGGGCGTTTTTGAGAGATTACCATTTCTAGGTAGTCCTGATTACGCCGAGGGAGCATTTTCACGTAGAGGGTGAGGACGACAAAGTGAAGGAGAAAAGTGTATTCGTATGAATGTTTTACGCCCCCTTGTGTTTGTATGAGTTTGAAGGTGGTATACAATTCATCCCATTTATCTATGATTTCATCCCACGTCGTCCAGTTATCCTGTTGTTTCGGTGATTTTTTGCCCTGTGTAAGGGTGTGTTCTCTCGCGACGCCAATCAATCTCTCGTGATATGTATCTATTCTCTCGGCCATTTCATCATCAGGAATAGGATATGTAAGTTTGAGTGCGGAATGGATGGATGTGTAATAAACCCGCTGTGTATTTTTTGAGTATTTCGTTAGTTTTTTTTCAATCTCCGGAAAAGAGAATAGAAAGTGAAGATTATCAATAGGGTTTTCGTCGTTTAAAAGTTCAAGGTTGCGCAAATAACAGACCCTAGACGTATCAGCGAGACCGTAGTCGGCCATTTTTGCGGACAAGTCGTCCATAAAGGGGGTGGATTTGAAGGAGCGAGGCATAATGTATCCGAAGGCGATATACATTATACAATTTTTCGTTTTATACCTGATTAGATATTTACTTCTCCTATGGAAAGGAGCGTCTAGCGACTTAAAAGAAACCGGCGCGAGGGACGTAAACGCGGAAGTTACAAGTGCCGGTGAAGTTGACGATGGCACCTGCCTCATCGACGGCGTTGAGGGTGAGGGTGGCGGTGGCGGGAGGGGCGGCGGCGAAAGCGATACGACCAGCGTATTTAGCACCGATGGTAGTGGGACCAGCGGCGGCGGGGACGGCGGGAAGGACATACCACGCCTCTATGATACACGCGGCAGCGTGTGCGGCGGAAGTGATATTAAAAGCAGAAAGAGCGACTGCGGTAGTGCCGGCGTTGAAAGCGCCAGTAGTGCCGAGAATAACATCAAAATTTGAGGGGGTAAGACCAGCATAACCACCAGAGCCATACGAAAAAGTGGTTCCGACGCCAACAGCGGAGTCAGCCGGAATGGCAAGTTGAGATTCACCGAGAGCGTTGAGAGACATTTTGAATTATGTTTTATGGTAGTATTATTCTTTTGTTTTTATATATAATTTCGTATAAAAACAACCACAGCGATAGTTTATATTAATATAAACAGCAAATGAACGTCGTCGCACAACAACCTAGCAATCCAGAGGCATCCGCCGTTTTTAATGAACGGACTGGCAGTTCTAAACTGAAGAAAATCATAACCGAGCCGATGAGTGATGCGGATATTGAGTTGTATTTGCCACAGGCGAAGATATTTATGTTTCGTGAACTGAAAGGCTATCCGAATATACAGGCGATATTGAAGCGTCCGAGAGATTATTTTGTATTGTTATACGAACACACGCCACAGAACGGGCACTGGGTGGGGGTTTTGCGGTATGGAAATACGATAGAGTTTTTTTGCCCCTATGGGACTAGCCCGTATTCGCCGAACAGTTGCCTAGAGTGGAATACTCCAGAGCAGAATGCGGCGGTGGACGCGACGGAAAACACTCTAGAGACGATGTTGAATCAAGCAGAAAAGGATGGATTCAAGGTGATATATAACAGAATGGATTTACAGAATAAGAATGGTAATGTGAATACGTGCGGAGCGTTTGTTGTGTTTCGGGTGCTGTGCCTGATGGAAGATGATATGAATCTCTCGGCGTTTCAAAAAGGGATGAAGAAAATCCACGCGGCGACGGGGTTGAATTATGATGAAATCGTGGCGGATGCCATAGAAATCCGCGAGTAGCGACTTAATTTGAAAAGGTTGCTCCGAGAGATGCCAAGACAACGATTCGCTGGTCGTCGGTGCCGAGTTGAACCACGGTTCCCGTAGCAAAATTATTTCTAGAGGCGAGTGTGATGGTTTTCCAGTTATTCGCAGGGGCGGTTGCGGATACAAAAGGTAGCAAATCAGTAGTAGTAATAGAAACAGCCCCCGTGGTAGGGATATATTGCCAGTATTCTAGTGAGGAGGAAGGGAGGAGGGCAGGCTCACGAAAGAAAGTCGGGGCGTTGTTGAGGTTATCATAGCCGCAATTTTGAGGGTAAGTAAGACCGTTTAAATCAAGATAGTCGGGGATTTGAACTTTGTAGCAATAATTACCAGAACCGCTGTTATGCCCGACTATAAAATCAAGAACCGAGCCATTATCAGATAAAAATCCAGTAGCAAGGGCGGGTAGAGTGGTGATGACGACGGTAGGTGTGGTTGCCATATTACCTAAATCAAATGTATAGACGGGGTATTCTAATGAGGCGTCTTGATTACAACCGAAATAACAAGTATTCCCTGACAATTGATAACCCGAATTAACGGAGGCGGGAGGGGTAAAGCCATTAATTAGGGAGGGGAAGAAGAAGGGGGTAGTGTTATCATTAAAAGCAAGAAAGTTGACGGTAGAGGAGCCGAGGGTAAGAAATTGGCCAGCGAATACAACTCGGTCATCCAGACACCATAAAAAATTGACTGGGGCGTCAGCGGCAATAAAATCTAGCCATTTGACGAGAAAGGGGTTTATGGTGCCTTGCGGACAAAAAACCGCGGTGCGGAATGCGGGTTGAAGAGGGGAGATGTTTGATATGATATCTGTAAAATCGCCACCTAAAATAAAAATGGGAGCATCAGCGGGGGTATAATATGTGTTGGATTGAGCGGTGATAGTCTTTACTTGCGCATTCACCCCGTAATAACCAGTCGGATTCGGGGCGTCGAGCATCGAGATAGGGAAAATCACGCTAGTAGTCGTATCTATAACAACAAAATTTTCCACGGGACTCGGCCACGGATTAGTGCCATCATAAGAACCGAACACGCTTGCCGAAAAAAAACCTCCGACAGCAATTAGATTAGGGAAAAGTGGTGATTGATATACGACATTAACATAATACGTGGGGTTGGCAAGAAATTTGACGAAACTCGTAAAGGAAGACTGAAGATTCGCAACCGAACTGGCACAACGAACTTCACACGTGAGCGTGCTATGATTATAACCGCCCGCGATGTATGAGGAGATAGAGGGGACGTAAATCATAGATGAAATACTGAAGTCGGGGGATGGTATAGGGGTTAGTTCGTTTGCGCCGTCGCCTCCTGAATTGATAAAGATGACTTGCTGGCCGTCACGCGTGATTTCGGCGACGGGAAAAGTGTTGGTTGTGGCGGTTAGGAGGGGTTGATAAACAGAGCGAAATTCTTGCTCGATGTAAGGGGTTGATACTCTGCCGTAATGTAATTCTTGAGTGATACCGAAAACCCCTGTTGATGACGTCATAGATAGTTGTGTGGTTCCGACTAACGAAATTGCCCCTGTTGTATTTGCTTGAATAGTGGCACCAGAGTTCGCGGTTAAATTAATACCGCCTGTTGTTGCGGTGATATTAGTTGCTGCTTTTGAGTTCAATTGTAAAGTCCCTGCGCCAGTTGAAGCGGTAGTGACTATTGCCATATTCCCTGTTGAGGTGCTGATATTATTATTCCCCATATCCAGCGTTTTCAAGCAATTCACTTCATTATCCACGCCGTTTATTTGTAGAAACGTCTCAATTGTTCCTGCTCTAACGGCAGATAACTCTATAGACCCGTCTTCAGTTCCGCCGGTGGCATCTCTTATTGTGTGTGTTATTCTTGTATATTCCTGCTTGTTGACTCCGCTATCCTTACCGTAAACAGACTGATTAAAAAGAATATCGCCATTCGTTCCAGCGGTAGGTTTATTTTTATAGACTTCCATACACACCGACCCCGTCGCATTTGTATTATTAAGAGTAAGGATAGGATTTATCAGACCTCCCGTGTCGGTATCATTAAGAGTGATGGTGGCATATGACCCAGTCGCGGTATTTCCTAACGCTAATGTGTCGTTCAAGTCGCCGAAACCTGCGGCGTTCGTAATCCACTTCGTTCCAGCACCGCCCAGACTGCTTAAAACCTGACCCGCAGTTCCAGCGGCATTCGCAAAGGTATCTAAAACTGTGGCGGGTTTAAAACTGCCAGATGTAGATACAACAGAAGCAGTATTTATGGTGATATTTCCCTGTGAAGATATGGCTAAATCTCTCGCAACCCCTAGAGATTGATGCTCTATGAGAGCAGGCCCAGAATTATTCGCTGAAATTTCTAGTAAATGGCCGTTTCCTGTGGCAAGATTATTGCTTGCCAGTCCTATTACGGCATCACCCCCCACCGCGGTAAGGACTTGCGCCGTCGCGTCAGCGACTCCAGCGTTGAAATATTGAGCGTTCAATAATCCTTGTGCGTTAATGGTTGAACTAAAAAGCCCATTAACGGCGGTTAAATTTTGAGTCCCGAGCGCTAGGGTGGCCGTTAGGGGTGATTGAAGATTGACGATAGGTGATGGTATCGTTCCAGTAATACTGATATTATTTCCAGCATTTACGGATACAACGGTTCCACCGCCCGCAATTGTATCAACATAGAGTTTATTACAGAGGTCGTCGGGGTCAACCGGCACGATAGGGGTTTTCGGGCAATCGCTTCCGTAGAAATTTGAACCGGTATACACGTTTGTTCCCGCCATCACGGCGGCGTAGCCATTATTAGGGATACTTGCCATCTTTATTATAGATATGACGAGTATTTTGTTTTTATTATTAATTGTATAGGAGATTAATAATAAAAACAACAGATAATTATATGTATAAAAATGGCGAGTATTCCTAATAACGGTTATGCGGCCGTGATGGCGGGGACGAATGTATATACTGGTTCAAATTTCTTTGGGAGCGATTGCCCGAAGACCCCTATTGTGCCGACTGACCCTGATGACTTGTGTAATAGGGCGTTTGTGTTAGGGGCTATTCCGCCTCCACCGCCGACGCCCCCTGTGACTGAATTTTCGTATACAAATACGAGTAATGCGGTTGTGCCAGTTGTGGCACCGACGGCGTCCGGTCAAAAATTAAATTTATTGGCGTCGGGATTAAATTTGGGTTCGTGGTCCACTTTAGCAATAGCAAATCCGTTTCTATCTCCACAGGGGGTTACGGCTTTTTTTATAGACCAGATTGGGACTGTTTGGGTGGCGACACAGCAAATAGGGGCATTCAGCGTCGCAATATTACATCATTTTTCAGCAGATTTAGCAACATATTTGGGAGGTGCGTCTTGCCGTTTTCAGATATTACCCTTCGGTGACCCGATAATTAACTCGATAGCCGTTTTTGCCGGAAAGATTGTTATTGGCGGAAAATTTGATACCGTCTCCGCGCTTGATGGGACTGGCTCTATTACAACATATAATTTTGCGTTGTTTAACCCCGCAGGATACACCACTATTCAGATGGTGCCTAGTTTATGCGGTGATGCGACTAACAATATATTTGGTGTAAATGGTGAGGTAACCACAGTTTTTGTTGGTGGTTATGGCTCCGGCGGCAATCGAGCCATATTTTTAGGAGGTCAGTTTAATTCAACCCTTCCGAACAACATAGCAGGCTCCACGCAAAATTTGATAATCGTCGACGGCTTTGATGCCCTTCCGGATACGGCACTCACCTTTCGAAACGAAATGAAGGTTCAGGGGGGGGCGGTGAGTGGTATACTTCCTTGGGGACTAACCGACGAAATTATTGTGGGCGGAAGTTTCACCACGGTTGGGGTTTCCGCCATTTCACAACCATATTTTACAAAATTAAATGTGAATACTGGCGTCACATATCCGCAATTGATACCGACTTTGAATGGGCCTATAACGGGTATGTGTTACTGTTATCGCAACCCGATTTATTTCACCGCTCCTATCCCCGATGTGCTTTTACTATCCGGAGATTTTAATTTAGTGTCATCGGGCGGTTCAAACCTGACGGCTTATTTTCGTATGTCCTCGAATACGGTATATCCGGCCGTGATAAATCCACCGGCAGGTTCAACAGGGGGGAAAGTATATTCTGGTCCTCTGCCGAACGTCTATAATGACGTAAAAGACGCGGTATTATTTGGGGGTAGTAATATTGTGATGACGAATAACTCCGGAACTGGAAATTATTGGGCCAGTCTTGGTGTGAATGGTGGAACAGGGGCGACTATTGCTATTTGCTCGACTAATGGCCTGATTGGCGTCCCGTCGCCTAATTTTTGGACTGCGAATAGGTTTGATAATTTTATACGAAAATATACCGCAGGCGTCGGTGCTCCAGTCGCAACATTTCAATTACCGACTGCTCGGTTTAGGTCGGCAACTGCCCCGAGTATTATATACCAGAACGCGGTATTCTCCACGGCGGCGGGGGCGCAAGTGTTTTTATCTGGAACGGATTTAAACTGGTCTCCGGCGGGGGCTCTTACAACGGGACTAACGTTTACATAAAAAAAAGGACGCCCCTGTCCTGTGTGTGTGCTTACTTACTGTGCTTGTGTCTTTGGCTTTCGGGCGACTGGAACCTTGTAGACGACGATGGCGTCGCCGAGGGGCATTTTTGAAACCCATCCGCCGTAGTCAGAAGAACGGAATGCGCCGTCGCTTTCGGCGAATGTGGCGACCTCCATCTTGTATGGAATGCCAGCGTTGGCGACGGGCTTGAATAGGGGGGATGCCTTGGTGTGGACGAGAACCATATGGATTTTTGCCTTGTCGGGGAGTTGAGCCTTGATGGATTTTCTGATTTTGGTTTTGTCGCAAAAGTAGGTGGCATCGTAGAGTTCATCGGGGAACATAAGAGAGCCGACTTTGTCTTTGAGGGAGCCTTGGAACTCGGTGTAGGAGATAACGGTAGTGGTAGTCATATTGTCTGATTGCTTGTGTGTCTGAACGCTGTCATCTGGCGATAAGTTGGAAAATCATTTCAATTTTTTCTGGAATGAGTGAAAAGATTGAAATCATCCTATTTCTTAATCTTGGATAATTTTTGATGCTGGTTCATTAAATTCATAATGGCTGGCGTTGCGTTCGTCTTCGGCTTCTTCATCAAATGCTTCGTCTTCGCTGTCTGGAATGAATAACTCGGTGTAACAGGTCACACACAATCTCTCGGTAATACGTTCGTCGCATCGTTCACACAGGTCTTTTTGCGCCTGAAGGTCATAGACGATTTGTCGGTCTATGGAGTGAGTGCGGGCGGTGCGGAGCAATTCTTCTAGTTCTTCCACTCGGCGGACGAGTTGATTGATTTTGTTTTGTTTCACGGTGAGTTCGTCCATTTGATATTATACATCCGAGAGATTTATTTATTTCGTTTTCAATCTCTCGGAGTATGAAAAAAAAGGTGAGGACTTACCCTGCCTCATCGTCTTACCTGTTTACTCCTCGTCGCTGTCCTCGTCCTCGTCGTCAACGTCCTCGGGGTGGACGTAATTCACGTCGTAGTCTCTGTAGGGTGCCAGCGTCCTTTTTGCGTATTTGACGATTTTCTCGTATCTTTCGGCACTCTCTTCGGCGGTCTCTGATGATGTAATGATGTGGTCGCGGAGTTCCCTGATGGCATCAACGAGTTCGTATTGTTTCATCTCGGCTTCGTGTCGTTCTTGTTTTCGGACGGCTTTGTTGACTTCATCAAGTTTTTTCCGCATCGCTCCTTGGGATTTTAGGTCGGCGATTTCTTCGGCTTGTGCTTCGGCGTGCTGGCAGAGGTTCCACATCGCGGTTTCAAGGGTTTTCCGAGCGGTCATTTCGGCGAGTAAATCTTCCACGCCGACGGTGTGTTCGTAATTCGTGAGCGGTATCCCGTGTAGAGTAAGAAGGGCGTCCGTGTAGTTCTTGAGGTATGAGTTCATTTGTCCGATAGAGATAGCCATTTGAGTT